TTACTTGATGTTGCCGTTGTAGTTGACCGCAATGGTCGTTTCCGGACGCACGGTAATGTCGCTGGAAACGGTCACTTTGCCATCCACCATCGCCTTCACCAGCGCGGTGTAGTCATCCACGGTGAAGGTGTCGTTCCATTCCGTGGTCTCCACGGGCAGGCCGACGTAGTTCAGGGTCAGGTCGTCGCCGGACACGAGGCCGAGGTTCTCCACCTTGCCCGCGTGCAGGTTGAAGTTGCCCGCAACGGTATCGGTCAGCAGCGTCTTAACCGTCGCCGCCAGACCCTTCATGGCGGAAGTAACCGTCATGCCGTCCGCATACTGGTTGATGATGGGAGACTGGTCGGAGTCAACGCCGATCATCTTGCCGCCAACCTTCGCAGCCGCTTCCGCCGCAGAGGTGTAGATGCCGCCGCCGCAAGCGAACACGACTTCCACGCCCTTGGTGGCGTACCAGTTGTCCATGTACGCCGTGATGTCAGCGTCGCCGCTGAACTTGCCGCCGTAGACGTACTCGCAGGAGACGTCCGCCGCGATGCCCAGTTCCACCGCCGCGTCATTCGCGCCCTGCACGAAGCCGTAGCCGAAGCGCTGCACCGCCGGAACCTCCATGCCGCCGAGGAAGCCGAGCTTCTTGTAGCCCATCTTCACTGCCGCATAGCCCGCCATGTAGCCGGAAAGTTCTTCCTGATACACAGCAGAGAACAGGTTGGACGCGTTGCTCAGGTCAACGCCGTTGGAGGTGAGGTCATACTCGCTCACGTCCAGCGCGATGAACTTCACGTCCGGGTACGTCGGCTGGCACTCGCCAATCGTCGCCGCGAACAGGTAGCCGGGCATGACGATGACGTTGTAGCCTTCGTCGATGGCCGCTTCGACCTGCGCGATGCGCTCCGCGTCGGAGTCACCGGTGGGCTTGAAGTAGTTGAAGTCGACGCCGTTGGCCTCACAGAACGCCTTGCAGGCCTCGTAGGTCGTCTGGTTGAAGGACTGGTCGGTGATGTCGCCGGAGTCGGTAATCATCGCCACGCGATAGGTTTCATCCGCAGACGCGAAGGAAACCACGCACAGCACCATCGCCAGCGCCAGGATGAGAGAAACGAGCTTCTTCATGGATTCATTCTCCTCTCGTGATTTGAGCATCTTCTGCTCTTGTATTATTGTAACAGTTTTTTGCCCGTTTGAAAAGAGGGCAAGCGGCATTTCTTTAAAAAATCTCCCCCCAATGCGCAGAAAATGTGGCGGATATTTTTCGATAGCTGATTTTCCCCCGCTTCGCGCCCTTGCGGATACCTTTCCGCTTTCCTTTCGATCCCCTTCCCGCGATTTTTCCGCATTTCCGCTTGACAATCCTCCCCTGCTGTGGTAAAATAGTTAAGCTGATGAGCGCCCGTAGCTCAGTTGGATAGAGCGTCAGACTCCGACTCTGAAGGTCACAGGTTCGACTCCTGCCGGGCGTACAGGAGAAAATCCCCCGGAAGTGCAAGGCTTCCGGGGATTTTTGATTGGATTTTTGATGATGAAAACAGACGGATTTTTGCCATTAGAATGTGGGCTGACTACCGAAATTGGGCGAGGACGGTAGTCAGAATGGTAGTCAGGTGAAGGGGCTGGAAGTGTGCGCAGAGTGGATGACGTATACACGACGGCAAAAAAATCAGCGGAATTTCCGCAAATGCTTGCGATTCCCCGCCGCGTATGGTATCATCAAGACAGCGGCGCGCAGGGCTGTGCTGACTTTCATCAGAAGAGGAGAGGAAAATGGTAACATACATCGAGGGGAACATTTTCAGCAGTCCCGCGCAAGTCATCGTGAACACGGTCAACACCGTTGGCGTATGGATGCCGCCCAGACGCCGGAGCATCTGAAACAGGAAGAAACCGCCGACTGGCTTCGCGCCCATGCGCGGGACATGTCCTTCGCTGGACTGTGCGACGATTTGAAGCTCGGTCAGGCAATTCTCCCCTATCAGCTGGAAAAGGACGGCGTGCATTCAGCTTTTCCTTCGCGGATACGCCCGAAAAGCGCGACTACGCCCTCAAATACAACCGGGGCAATCAACCCTTGACCTTGGAAGCCAATTTCGTTTTTGAGTGACTGCGCGGCGGTGCGGCAGTTTCGACCAGCTTCGCCGATGTGCGGTCTGTTCGAGCAGCCGCTTTCCTCGTATGAATTGATGTGATTCACAGAAAAAGAGCCGGGACAGCCGCAGAGGATTTCTCCCTCCGCCGCCATCCCGGCTTTTTTCACGCCTCCTGATGCTCGTGCAGCGTTTCCCGGATCTCGTCAATCCGGCTGAACGCGGTCTGCACGTTGTTCTCCAACTGGAACGTCCGCTCGACGACGGAGTTGTGCTTCTCCACCTTGCGCTCCAGCTGCTCCAAGCGGTAGGACAGCAGGGCGATTGTCTTGCTGTTGGCGAAGTAGCTGCCTGCTAGCGTGCCCAGCAGGGAAATCCTGGCGACGATGATGGTGTCAAGACTCATGCGTGTCCCCCCATGTTTTTATGATGCGGCGAAAATATCATTCAGTTCACTGACGGTATTAGCGTCAATGCACTTGTTGTAAATTCGGATGTCCATAATCGTTCCGCTTACCATGCTCCAACCGCTTTCCCAGCCGCCGATGTAGAGTTTTTTTCTTCCGTCTCAGCCTGCGGATAAGTGAGTTTGTTGCCGTAAATCTTGCAGTTATCGAGGTAGAAAGTGTAGTCGTCCCCGTTTTTCGTGACGATAAACGTGTGATAGCCGCTATCGTACACAGTCAGCCCCATCTGTTCGACGTTGATGCCGAAACCGCCAGCGTTACTCACAGTAAGCATAGGGATACGTCCATCGTCCGCAAGAATATGCGAAAACGTACCTTCCACGGCTTCCATCGTTAAACCGCTGATTTCGCCGCCTTTGAATACCTGCGTATACGCTGCAACAGTTTCAAACTCGCTCGCCGTCACATACCCCTCCAAATCAATGCAGTTCGCGCTGATTTTGACCGCGCCCGCCGTCTGATTGATGACCGACACCACGTCGTCTTTGCTGACTTTCGTCCCCAGCGTGCCGCTCATGCCGTTCATCGTCTGCTTGACGATCGTAATCTCCTGCGTGTTCTTGTCGGTCGTCTTGACGTAGCTGGTCAGCGTACCATTGCCTCGATGACCTTGCCATCGCCGACGTACAGCCCGACGTGGTGGCGGTCGCTGCCCTTGGTGAGGAAAACCGCCGTGCCGGGCTTGAGCGGCTGACCGTCGGTGCGCTTGCCGCCCTGCAATGCCCCCTTGGCGGCGGCGTACTTGCGCCACATGGTGTTGCTGCCGTGGTACATATACCCACCCAGCTGCTTATACGCCCACCAAAACAGCCCGGAGCAGTCCGCAACGCGCCGCCCGACCCACTGCTGCCCGTAGCGTATCGTCTGCGCGCGGGTTGCGCTGTCCTGCGCACGCTGCGTGTGAACCTGCCCCGTGCCGCCCCAGATGTACCCCCATTTTTCCGCCAGCGCGCGGCGGAAGAGGGCGACCACCTCCGCCGCGCTGACCGTTTTTGATGCCATCGTCAATCACCACCGGGGTCAATTTCTGCTTTGCCGAGTTGTTTATACACCTGATTCACGCCCGTCGAGGCGAGCCCCGACACGATGCCGACCGCGAGCGCATTCAGCACGTCCTTCGCCGGGAAATCCGGGATGACGTACATGCCCACGATGCCCAGCACGCCGCCGACTGCGCCCACAATGACGGGAATCAGTTCGTCCTTGATGGCGCTGATGGTCTTGCAGAGCAGTCCGATCAGGTAGGTGATGACGACAATCGCCAGCACCGTGCCCATGGTAGAGATGTCCATGATACCACTCCTTTTTGGATGTATTAAAAAACAGCCTGCACGGGTGTGCGGCTGCTTTTCGCGAATTAAGTTGATTGCAAGTTGCAATTTCTCTTTGCAACTTGCAATTTTTGGTTTCAAACAAGGTTCAAAGATGGTTCAAAGCCGGTTAATGGATATGCCCACCATTGCGTTCCAACATGATGTCGCTGAAAAACTCCCGATTCACGGTGATGTTCGGCAGCTCATTTGCCTTCATGGTAATGACCACCTGCAAGTTCGTCGGGCAGGCATAATCGCCGTAGATGCTTTCTGCCTTTTCGGTGATGGTCTGCCCGCAGTCCCTGATTTGCTGGATTCGTTCCTCTCTGGTCATGTTCATGTTTACGCACTCCTTTCAACGTATCAAAAAAGCACCTTGCGAGGGGCAGGGTGCTTTCTACCGTTTTTCTCCTTCGCTGGCTTGTTTTCTGTCCTCTTCCAGCAGCTTTTTAAGAAGTGCATCGCGTTCTTCTTGCGTCATCTTCCGAAATTTTTCAATTTCTTCGGTGTTCGGAATGTCATATTCCTTATATTTCACGCTACTTCACCTCTCCGAAAGCGCACGCCCTATTAAAGGAATTTCCGCTCCAATTCCACATTCAGCCCCAAATCATCCAGCGGGATTCCTTCATTCAGCAGCGTGTTCTTGATGGTGTCCAGCACTTCGTAATACGCAAGGCGCTTCCCCTTGTAGAAGGCATCATCGGGGTTTTCCCTTGCCTCGTTCATCGTCTCATTGGCATTGTCAATGACGCGGGCAAGGATATACTTCAATGTACTTTCATTCATCGTATTCACCTCTTCTCTTTAATTCTGCAATTCTGCGCGCCCTTGATTCACGGAAATTAGTGATTTCCTTATACCAATGCTTTTTTAGTCCTTCTTGCTCACGCGGGTCTCTTTCATCCCAATTTGGCACATGCTCTTCGGGATGCTCAATCTTATGCCAATGCTCTACAATCCGCTGGTCAAACGTTTCCAATGACTTTCGGATAGAAGAAGTTTTTTGCCGCTGCAAATCTTTTTCGGCGGAATTTGCAAAGAACTGCAAATCCATCTGAATTATACCACCTTTGCGCTGCTTATTCAACACCTTTTCCGCTTTCAGATACTTCTCCTCAAACTCCCTGAACCCCTCCGCCTTGTCCAGCCCGAAGAACTTCGCCCTGTCCTTCATGGTCTGCAACTCGTCCGCGTCCAGCGCCCACTTCGCCCTTGTCAGCGCGACGCAGCGGCAGTTGCAGTCCTCTTCGGGTCGCCCGAATGCGCCGGGGTATTCGGCTTTCTTGCCGTCTATCTCGAACGGTTCGCCGACTTCGCGGATTTGCCCGTCCAGTACGCGGTGATCCGTGCGCGTGTTGCCGTCCAGCACCGCATCCCACTGCTTCACCACTTGGCAGCCTTGACCCTTGGCGGCGTTGCGCGCATCATCGGCGGATTGCTGCTGAATGCGGTGTCCTTCGGTGCGGACGATGGTCTTCGCGCGTTTGAGCGGAATGCCGGACGAAATCTGCACCTGACGTGCAATCATGCTGTAGTCGCTGCCGATGGAGATGCCGATGGAGATTTCCCGGCGGATGGTCTTCTTCAGCTTCTGCATATCCACGCCGAGTTCACCGTACAGCCGCCCGCTGAGCTTGCTGTCCGTGCGGACGGCGCGGGTCACGGCGCGCTGGTCAATCGGCGCAAGAATCGGCATTCCCTGCTTGTGCAGGCTGTACATCGTGCCGACATAGCCGTGCTGATAGCTGCGCGTCAGGTATTCTTCGATGGTCTGATTGCTTTTCTTGTGCAGTTCGTCCAGTGCGGCGTTGATTTGGGCTTTCATCGCCTCCTGATAACGCTTCTGGTAAATCTTCGATTGCGTCATCTCGTCGCTTTCGAGGATGCGAATGTGGTTGTCGATGCGCCGGAGCGCCCTCTGGTACGCCTTTTCCAGTGCCTTGATGGTCTCCTGCTCGTCATCGAGCATGGCTTGCAGGGCTTCCTTCTCGCTCTTGCGCATTCACATCACCCCGCGTCATCCTCTTCCGCCGGAACGTCCGCCAGCACCACGTCCGCCGCGCCGTCGTCTGATTTCGTCCGCCCGCGAATCGTCTTGTAGTCCAGTTCCAGCACGTCGCAGATGTTTTCCAGCAGCGTTTCGTCATCCAGCACGTCGGTGAGCGCCAGCAGCGTGTTCACTTGCGCCTGCTGCTTCTGCGCGTCGGTCAATGCAATCTGCGCGTTGTCCAGCGCGTTCGCCATCACCTCGCGCTGGAAGTCGAAATACACGTCCTGCATCTGGTAGTCCGTGCCGCCGGATTCGTTGATTTCCGCCAAGACGATTTTCAGCAGCTTGCGCATGAACTGCTTCAAGCGGATTTCCAGCTTGTTGCACTTGAGGTCAAGCAGCGCATAGCGGCTCTTGATGACCACGTTCGTCACGTTGCCGTCGCCGACCTGCGCGGCGTTGAAGCCCATGCCGAAGCGGTAGATGTTCTTTTCGTCCAGTTCCAGCTTCGTCTGGCGCGCCTGATAGGGAATGTCAATCGTGCGGATCTCCACGTCGCCGCCGGAATCCGGGATGCCGATGTGCTTTTTCGCCCGGATGTTGGTCATCAGCTCATCGAGGTTGTCGCCCTCAAAGCCCTTGACGACGTAGAGGACTTCGTTCGCGTCCTGAATGTTGTTGGATAGCCCGCAGGACATGAGGTCGTAGTCGTCAATCAGCCCCTTGATGGTTTTGAGGCCGGAGAACTGCTTCTGCCCGTTGTCCAGGCGGAAGAAGGGGATGAAGCCGAAGCCGTCAAAGTAGGTGCTTTCGTCGCCGGGCTTGCGCCAGATGGTGTGCGGGCGCGGGTTCAGCGGTGCGGAATTGTCCGGCACAATCTCGCCCTCGTTCACCTGGCAGAAGAAGTGCGTCTGCTTTTTGTCCCACACCTGAATGCGCTTGATGGCTTTGTTGTCCTTGCCGATGCGGTCGATGTACCAGTAGATGACGTACTCGCAGCCGTCGTCGGTGTCCTTTGCCCGCACTTCCACCACGCCGAGGCTGTCCGCTGCCTGAAAGCGCGTGCGGCCGTCCGCATCCTTGTAGGCGTACATGTACTCGAAGCCCTTCGCCACCGCGCCCGTGACGACCTCGTAGAGTTCAGCGGTGAAATCCTCGTCGAAATAGTCCTCCAGCGCCTTTTGAAGCTCCGGAATGTCCGACCGCACGAACGCTTCCTGCCCGGACAGCATGTACTGCACTTCCTGATCGACCAGCTCCGTGAAGAACGGATGGCTGATTTTGATGTTCGAGCGGTTCTTGTCCTCCTGCGGCGTGCCGTCGGCGTTGATGAAGAACAGGCGGTAATTGCGGATGTCGTGGTCGCCCTCGTAGTAACGCTGACCCTGCCGCGCAAGCTGCTTGCGGGTGGATGCGCTGTCACTGTCGATGAATGTGCGGATTTCCGCAGGGGATAACATAGGGATGCGCCTCCTTGGTGGTGAATTGAGGGTTCAAAAAAAGCACCGTGCGCGTGCAGGGTGCTTTTAGCGAATTTCTTCGATTGTCTTGATTTCTTCTGGGCGGAACTCTATCAGCTGCCCGTCTATGCTGCGGATGATGATGCTCTCTCCCTCTGGATTGTTATCTTCGGGAAACACATAATCCACCACAACGCCCGCGAACTTCTCCTGTTCGTCCGCTGTAATCAGGACTTTCTTGCCGCAATAGCTTCTGATGCTCATTCTGTTTCTATCTTTTCCAGTTCGTCTTCTTGGCAGTCGTACAGCGACCACTTGCAAGGGTAGTCTGCTGTTTCGTCCACGTTCTCTGCATCGCTTTCCACAACGAAACGCGCCGAATTGCCAGCTCCGCAAACGTCTACAATCTGCCCTGTTACGCCGTTGCGCAATATGCGAACGTGGTCGAAAAGTTCCAGCATGTCTATCACTCCCTATGCGCTGTAATTAGGCGCGGCATAGCATCTGGGCTATCCTTCGCCCAAACAGTTCGGAATCTTTTCTTCTCGCCTAACCCCAAATAAGCATACAGGCTAAAGCGGTAACTGCCATTTGGTTGCTGCTTGAAGTCGAACACCTTGCTCAAATCATAGAACGCCTCGATGTCGGATGCCAATCGCAGTGATTCCATTTCTATCGTTTGAGGGTCGGAACTGTAACCTACGTCAAGAAACTCTTGGAAATGCTTTGCGCCGGGAAGCAGAAAGTATTTCTGAATTTTGTCTTGATGAATGACAAAACCCTTTTTGCTCACATAGTTTGCTTCCTCGTGCATTATACCACTTTTTGTTTGACTTTTCAAGGTTTCGGACACTCTGACGTACTTCTCCTCAAACTCCCTGAACCCCTCCGTCTTGTCCAGCCCGAAGAACTTCGCCCTGTCCTTCATGGTCTGCAACTCGTCCGCATCCAGCGCCCACTTCGCCCTTGTCAGCGCCACGCACCGGCAGTTGCAGTCCTCTTCGGGTCGCCCGAATGCGCCGGGGTACTCTGCCTTCTTGCCGTCTATCTCGAACGGCTCGCCAACTTCGCGAATCTGCCCGTCAATACGTCCACTTTTTCCCCACAATGAACTTTTCCAGCCCATACCGCATCGCGTCCATCAGGTGGTTGAAGTCGTCAATGGGGGCATCGAGCATCTTGCCGAACTTGTCTTTCGCCCATGTGTAGTTGCTGATTTCCGTCAGGAAATTTATGCAGCGCGGGTGGATGATGATTTCGAGATTTTGAATCCACTGGATGCCGCTGCGGATGCTGTCCGCGCCTTTTGCCGCGCTGTGCACGCGCAAGCCCATGCCGCGCAGTTCGGCAATGGATTTCGGCTCTGCGCCGTCGGCGGTGATGTTCACCTTGCCGTAACCCATCGCCGTCACGCGCTTGGCAATCATGTCGTTCGTCAGCCCCCGTTCGTACAGCTCGTCAAAGACGTACAGGCGGCGCGCCGGAATGTCCAGCAATCCGCAGAAGAGCGCCGTCGGGTCGTTGGTGAACCCGAAGTCCAGCCCGAACACGGATTCCAGTTTGCCCGTCCGGCTGATTTCCGCCGGGTCGAACGCGGATTCCTGCCACTGCTCGTAAATGAGCCCCTCCACAATGCCCCATTCGCCAAGCCCGGCGACATTGTAGCGGCGCGGGTTCGTCGCCTTCATCCGCTCAAATAGGCGTAAATCCTGCTTGTCCAGCCACTCGTTGCACTGGTAGTTCGTTGTGATGGCGAGGATGTCCGGGTCTTCTACGTCGAAAAAGCGCGCTTTCAGCCAGTGCTTCTGATTCCACGGGTTGAACGTCAGCGTGATTTGCTTGAACAGCGGCGGTGCGCATTCGCCGCGGATGGATTCATCCAGCGTGTTGAAGTCGCTCTCGTTCATGATTTCGTAGGCTTCTTCAATCCACACCCAGCACAGCACGCCGCTCTGCGCGGTGATGGAGGTCAATTTCAATGGATCATCCATGCCACGAAAGTAGATTTTCTGCCCTGTCGGCTTGTAGGTGATTTCCAGCGGGCTTTCCTTCCAGCTCCAGAACGCCTCCACTTGCAGGCGGTGAATCGCCCAGAGAAGCTGTGTGAAGCAGCTGTCGCGCAATGTGCGGTACGTTTTGCGGATGACCAGCAGGTTCGCGCCGGGGTACTTCATCATGCGGTAGATGAAATTCAGCGCCGTCGTGGTGCTTTTCTTGCTTGCGCGGCTGCCTTTGCACACGCGGTAGCGCCCCGTGAAGCGCCAGAACGCGCCGTAGCCGCGCCCGACGACATCCGGCAGGTAGATTCGCGGCTGATTAGTCGTCAAGCGCATCCTCTCCCGCCAAAATCACCGGCAGGCTGCCCGACACATCCACCCTGTCCGTGAACAGCCCGTAGCGCTTGCCCAGCAGCTCTGCCGCCTTGTTCGCGTCGCACAGCCGCGCCGGAATCTCGACGACCTTCGGTTCTTCCTTCTTCGTCGTGCGCCGGGTGGGCTTGCTGCCGCCCTCGCCGGGGATGACTTCCGTCTTCTCCTCCATGCACGTCACGACGACAAATTCCTTCATCTCCCGGCGCATCACCGCCGTCAGATATTTCAGTACTTCGTCCTGCTTGGCAATCAGCGCATCTTCCTTTTCATCCATGCGCTTTTTGATGTTTTCAGCAACCTTAGGTTTTGTGAGGTTTTCTGCCGCAATTGTCGCTGCCGTTTTCGGGGAATATCCGGCGCGGATGGCGGCTTGCGTCGCGTTCAGGTCAATCAGGTACTCGTCGCAGAAGCGGCGCTGTTTCTCGGTCAGTCCAGCCAAGTCCACCATCCTTTCTGTGCAATGAGGAACGAACGATGCTGCGCCTCCACGCGCAGAGGATTTCATCTCCACGGGTGGGGTACAGCGAATTTGAGGCATAAAAAGACCCGGCGGAGACTGGCGCTTCCGTCGGGTGAGGTGATTGGAGGTTTCCATGTGCAGTATAGCATGAGTGGGGTATGAAATACTATGATATTCTATGCACAAAGCAGGGAACGTTGCGGACGGTTGGTGTATGCCCAAGGATACGCCGGAAAAAAATCAATTTCCGGGGGCAAAAACGTTGACAAAAGCGAAAATCTCGGTTAGAATGTTCATGCAGTCAACCAATTGGTTGAGGTGATGAGGTGGTGGAACTGTTTGATAATCACTTATTCCTCCAAGAAGGTGGAGAAATGCTTTTCAGATGCCAGTCTGCTGAAACGAAAAGTTGACCCTTCTTGGGTTCAGACAATTGCGAGGCAGCTGAAAGCATTCGCTGCTGCTGACAACTTCGGCGACTTCCTGAAACTTGGGCTGTGGCATCCCGAACTACTGCACGGAGATGATCACCCGTTCTGGTCGCTCAGGATTACGCCGAACGTTCGCCTGATATTCACACCGAGCGAAAGCGGCGAGAGTGTTACGATTAGAGAAATTAAAGTGGAAGGAGTGTGCGACTACCATGGCGGAAAGAAGAACTGGTATATCCCCTGAAATGATTGTTCATCCGGGCGAAATTCTTTCTGACATTCTGGCAGAAAGGCGTATCTCGCAGGCAGAATTGGCAAAGCGTACAGGCGTGACTGATTCGTTTGTCAGCAGTCTGCTGTCTGGCAAGAAGAGCATTTCGGCTTCCTATGCAAAAGCCTTGGACTATGCGCTTGACGTGCCCATGTCCTTCTGGCTGAACAGTCAGGCTATCTACGATGCGGATATGCAGACGCTTGAAGAAGCGCAGAGCATCACGGATGAAGAACGCACCTCGTATGACAACCTCCACGAAATCGTCGCGTGGTTGCAGACGCGTGAGCTTCTCCCTAAAAAGCAACCGAAAGATGCGAAAATCTTAAAGGTGCGCTCTCTGCTGCACGTCAGCAATCTTTCCCAGCTTTCGTCGCTCGTCCCTTGTGGACAATTCCGCATGTCGAAAAAGAACCGCCTCGACCCCTTGATTCTCGGTGCATGGCTTCAATTGTGCCAGTACACCTATCAAGTGCCGCCGCTTGACAGTACGTTTTCGCCGGAAGCGCTGCCGAGCATCATCGCGGAAGCAAAAAGCCTCATGCGTTCCGAAGAGAATCCGCAGGAACGTTTGCCTGCGATTCTGCTGAAATACGGCATTGTTCTTTCTATCGTGAAGAACTTCCGCGGCGCACCCGTTCAAGGGTATATCGTGGCGCTGGATGAAGGGCAGTACCACATGTTCCTGACGCTTCGCGGTGTGTGGGCGGATATTTTCTGGTTTTCGTTCTTTCACGAACTGGCACACATCATCGGCGGCGACGTGGAGAAGTCCAGCCGATTCATGGACTTCTCGGACAGCAGTAATGAGCGTGAGCGCAAGGCGAACCAGCGCGCCGCCGATATGCTCCTCGATGCCGCTGCCTACAAGAATTTCGTAAAGGCAAAGGCGTTTGATATTGATGTCATCTCGGCGTTTGCCGCTTCGCAGGGCGTTCCGCCGTACATCGTGATTGGTCGCCTCCAAAGGGACACTGTAATCCCGTACAGCTGGTTTACGGAATGCAAGCTGCGGTATAGTTGGCGTGTTGATTGAATTGCATATTCTACGTAAAGCAAAAGGGGCTGCATGAACGTATGCAGTCCCTTTTGCTTTTACCGCCTGATCACCATCGTGCAAGCCGCGCAGACCACCGCCGCCAGCAGACACAGCACGCCGATTATCGCCATTTTTCTCACCTCCACGCCGCATCAAGCGTCTTTTTCCGCGTCCAGCACCTTTTGAAACGCCTCCAGCGCCTGCCCGTGCAGGGAGCAGACGTGTCGCCACGAGTAGTTCATCTCGCAGGAAATCTTCTCGAACGTCTCAAACAGCAGATACCGCCGGAAAAGCACCGCGTAATACCGCCGGTCGGTCAATTTGCCCAGCTTCGCCGCGATGTCGCGCTTCTTGTCCACCAGGCGGTCAATATCCCGGTTGATTTCGGCTTTCAGGTCAATGATTCTCGCCACCGCGTCCGCCAGACGATCCGGCGCGCCGCCGCCCCCAGACACGCCGTCTTCCCGCAGGACGGGCGTGATGCGCGTCGCCATGTCCTGCAATCGCGCCGCGTCCGCCAGCTTGCAGGTGATCCGCTCGTCGAGAAAACGCACCTGCGACAGATACTCTTTT